GATAGACCACCAGCGTTTAGACCTGATCAAGCTGGTGGCAGTATTGGTGGTTTTGGTAAACCATTAAAACCAGTAAAGAAATATTTACAAACTAAAGATCGTGGTTTTTTTGATAAAGAAGTAAAAGTAATAGATAGACAAATCCCAGTTACACCAAAACAAAAAGTTAATAAATTAAAAATTGAAAAAGATATATCAAGAATATTAGGAAAAAAAGCAAGGGTTAAAAAAATCGAAAACCAAATCCCACCAAGCCAACAAACCAGACAAAGACAAAAAACAGAGGGGATAAGACAAGTAGACTATAAAACTCAAGTGCAACAGCAAACTAATCCAATTTTTAATAATCCGTCTGTCACAGCTAAAGTAAAACAACAACCTGATATATTTTTAACTCAACAAGAGGTATCTAATTTATCAAGAAATATGTATTTCAAGCCAACTGGAACTGTATTACCAACAAAACCATTTGTTGTAGGTTCTAAAGTTTTAGCTGTTGGTATGGGTGGTAAAACTATAGTTGAATTATCCCCAGCATTATTACCACAAAAAGAACAAGATGAAATTAAGGTATTACCACAAACAGATGAATTAGAAATACAAAAAGTTATTGAGGAAAAACAAACATTAACACCACAAGAGATTTCAGAATTAGCTGAACAAACACAACCAGCTACAGTTACTACACCAGTACCAGAAGAAGAACGAAAAAGAGTAACACAATCCCCAGTACCAAATGAACGTGAAACACAGATATTAACTAAAGACAAAGAGGAAGTTAATCCATTTGAAGAAACACCATTCGAAGATCAATTAAAAGATACTGGTCTAGCTGATGATTTAGATGATGAAACAGATATTGTTCAAGAACCTGATGAAGTAGAAAGAGAAGTTATAGAAGAACCAGATATTGAAAGACCAGAAGTAGAAACAGTAGAAATTGGTGGGCAAGTTGATATTCAAGAAGAAATAGCTACAGAAGATGAAACAGAATTTGAACCATTATTAGAAGAAGATACTGATACTGATCTTGAAATTGCTACTGATACTGAAACAGAACCAGAAGCAATAACAGAACAAGATTTTTCTGGACAAGTTGAACCAGAGGAAACAACAAAGAAAAAACCAGAAAAGGAATTAATAGATCAACCTATTATACCTACTCCAACATCAACACCACCACCAGAAAAAAATGTTACAAAAAGAAAACCACCAAAACGCAAGAAAAAAATAAAATCAAAATCAGAAACAACTGAAAATATATTTAAAACTCAAAAAGGTAAAAGACCTAATATAGTTAATTTCAAAACCAGAAAAGGTTTTTTTCAGGCTAACTTTAAAAAAGGAACTGTTCAAGCTGCTCCAAAGGGAATTACATTAGACACTAATCAAGGCTTTAAGGAAGATAGCATGAAAGTAATTACCAAAACAGAAGCAGCTACAAAGTTCAAGACAAGACGTGATCCCTTAAAAGCATTAGAAAGAAAGGGTATTATTTAAATGAGGGCTTACACAGAATATGTTTTTCTGACAACTATTGCTTTTTTATTGTTCATTAGCTATTTAGTAATAACTGTAAGATCTGATAGCGTTGATTTTGATGTAAGTGGTATCAAAGTACCAAATGAAGCTATAAACAACGTGTACCAACTCTATATTGATGATAACTGCACATCTGGTAGCTATTCTAGTTTTAAAAACTCTGGTAGCTTCTATAGTTCAACAAGTAAAGATATTTTAATTAGTTCCGTTACGCTCCCTACAACAAATGCAGCTAGTGGAATAATTAAGATTGGTTACGCTGATACAACAGTTGCTTGTGGATCAGTACCAACTAATCCAGTTATAAAATACATTAATTCCAGTCCAGATGTGGACAACTTCCTTAAACTTGATGTACTAATAAATGTTCCAGTTAGTAAATATCCATTCATTTATGTATCTGGTTTTGATTATTCTGCTGCTGCATTAGGAACTGAACATTAAAAAAAGCTAATCAATTTATGAAATGTGGAAACACTTTAATTGAAAACTGATTAGCTTTAACTTCATTTTCTTACAACTAACAACAAATAACAACAAATAACAATACAACTTATTGTAATTATTTATTAATTTGTATATATTTTCTTAAATGGAAACACTTAAATTTAAAAAATTATTAAATACTTTAGATAATTATCCAAAACAAGATCGTAATTTAACCGAACCAATATATGTATTAAAAGAACTGTTAAAAATTAATACATTTGATTTAAATTATCTGGGTCATGCTGGAGTGGTTATATTAGGTTCTGAAAATGATTTATCTAAAAAATTAAAATCTAATGGTATAGAACGATCTAACGGTAGCGTTGGTCATGCTATAAGAGTTTTAAGAGATAAAAAAATTATCTGGCGATTAACTAGGCGAAATCAAAAACCGATAGCATTAAATAAAAAATCAAGCATTGGTTTTTCAAGTGCAATTTTTATATTACCCACCAGCAAAGAATTTAATCCAGAATTATACAAGAACTTAAAAGCAGCTAGAACATTTAAAGACTTAGATAAAATAATGCTTAAATTTCATGAAATTTTATTAAAGGGAATAAAAGATAAACAATTAAAAGATCAGATTTTACCCACTAGAAATGTTGAAGGAAAAGAATACAAAGATGTTGTCAGGGATAATTTAATAGCTGTATGGAAAGATATTAACAAAGGTTTGGTGTTAAGGGATAGAAAAGATAATAAAGCAGTCCAGAAGCCAAAACAACAGCTTATTAAAGATACTGGAAGAGAGATTTATATACATTAACACGTTGTTGGTCGGTAGTAGGAATATCACTATCATCTGTAGTGTTATTTACTAACCCCAACTGAATAGCAATAAAGGAAATAAAGTTTATTCCCTTTATTCCCCCCCAATATATATAGATAGGATAAAAGGTAAAAAAGTTTTCAAAAAGCCTAATTGTATTTCACTTAGGGAAGATACAAGTAAGAACAAAGGTTAGTTAGGATACAGACTTCCAAATAGATAAGCAAAGAACAAAAATTTTTACAAAATAAAAGAAAAAATATATAAATAATAGAGAAATAATATTTGGCTCAAAATTTAAAAATGCAAAAACCAAGTAAAATAAAATTACTATCTGATACATTAAAAAATGGAAGCAGCTGTTTTGATTGTGCTAAAAAAAATGCAAGAATATTAGAACTTGAAGCCAAATTAATAAAAACAGAGTGCCAGTTAGATCATGCAAGGTCAATTTCTGGAATATATAAAAGTCGGAGTATATAAAATGCCAAATTACAAAGGAAAAAAATATTCATATACTGCAAGAGGTGTTATGAATTATTCAGGTAAAAAAATTGATGATTTAATAGATCCAAAAAATCCTTATAAAGCTAAAGATAAAAAAGATCAAAAAAAACTAGATAATTTGTATTCTTTATATGGTCAATCTAAATTTGCTTGGTCAGGCTCTAAAACTGGAAAAGTAAAATTAAATAAAAAACAAATTGATAAGTTATCTAAAATGGAAAAAAAAGGTTTAATTTAATATTTACTTATTAATAATTTTTCTATAAATTAAACATACAAAGGTTAGTTAGGCTCTACAAGACTATACAAATAGTTCATCTGATCCTACTAAATGAAAAAACTGGTAGTTTGTAACTGGGGTTATACTGCCAGTTTTTTTTATTCTCAATTTAAAAAACATTCTGAATTTTAGATTTTAAAGTTGTCCAGCTGCTAATATCCCACATTCTCAAATTTACCTTACATAGAATTTTGTAAACTCTTTTACATAAATTACAAATTCTTTAAATATAGATGTTTTAAGTATTGTAATAAATTAATTTCTGTTTTATTGTATTGTAAACATTAACTAATAAAGGAAGCACAATGACAATTAAAGTAGACCATTATTTAACACATAGTGAAATAAAAGATTTAATAGCTTCTACATATAATGAGAATATGGAATTGGTATTAATGCTAATGTTTTATTGTGGTTTAAGGGTGTCAGAAGCGTTAAACATACACAAACACACCATTTTAAAGAATAAACCATACCCACGCATAGTATTAACTGGCAAAGGGTCTAAAACACGTGCTGTTAGAATTACTAATAAAACATTAGAAAAAAAATTAAAATCCAGAATTACTAAATTACCAATAACTAGACAAGCTGTTTCACAACACATTAAAAGAAAAGCTAAACTGCAAGATTGGTATGAGGAAAAAAAATTTAATATAGGTTGTCATACATTCAGACATTCAGCAGCACACTACTTTTTATTGAATGGAGTCCCTATAAATGAATTACAATCTTTTTTGGGACATTCCAGTATTGTAATTACACAGCTATATTTGAAAACAAATGAATTAAATAGTGATAAGTGGAATATTGAATAATTTAATTGAAAAAATAAAAAGATATTTTAAATATAAAAAAATAGCTGATAGAACTTGGTTAAAGCGTTAGGTTTAAATCAGAAGCATTATTTGGTAAATGAATAGCGTTCTGCTGTGATCTCCCTTTTTTCTTAACACTTAGACCCATAGCTTTTATTAGTTTTGCAAAATGCTTACTTTCTATAATATCTCCACTATCTTCATTCCATTTATTACATAAAGCCATTACTGGTACTTTTTTTCCAGAATGTACTGGAATAATTTTTTCTTTTAACCATTGTTGAACATGAAATTCTCTTTGTGCTTCTATATTCTCTCTAACCTTATCGCTAGTAAATTCTTCTAATTCACTATGATCTATCATGCTCATAGTGTCATAAATTTTATAGAAATCTTCAGCATTATAAATAACTGGTAAATATTGTTGTGAAAATCCGAATGGTGTATTTTCTGTAGATGTATAATAGCTGTTTATTCTGTGGCTTCTAATCATTCCCTTTTTTACTCCAGTTGTATAAATTCTCATATAAGAAGCTGGGGATATAACATAATCTACTTGCTGCCTTAGTCTAGCTGTTAAATCGCTTACAAATTGAGTTGTCATATAAAGATTAATGTTTTTGTGTCTTAATTGTGTTATGTAGTGAATTAGCTTTTTTAAATAGGTTGCTCCACCAGACCAGCTATCAAAAACAACTTGTGCTTCATCTATAAATATAAAACAGTCTTGAAGATCATTTTCTACTGTATAAGACAACATATCAGCTATATCTAATTCTTGACCAAATTTTAACGCTCCATTATGAAAAACTTTATACCCAGACTTCCATTTATGATACATACAAATTGCTGAAAATAATGTTTTTCCTGATCCCCTGACGCCTTTAACAATAACTACTGATGATTGATTTAATACTGCTGCTGGTATCCAATCAGTTGCAGCTGTATTTTTAGTTATTAGTTTTTGTATCTCTGGGGATACTCTGTGATCTGTTGTCATTAAATTTTAGCCATAATCTCACTTGATAAAACAAATATTAAAAATCCTATTCCACCAAGAATAATTAACAATAATCCCTTTTCAAATATTTCTTTTTTAGTGCTTGTTTCTACATAGGTTGTTAATCGCTCAATGCTAGATTGTTCAGTAATAGCTGCTAATTCTTGTGGGTTTACTGGTATTTCATCATTAAAAAAATATGGATCATAACCAAAATAATTATTGTTTCTTTTTACTAAAACTTTAATTAATTTTTTTCCAATCATTTTTGAATGTTTTTCAGAAATAGTTAAATCAATTTCTTTAGGCATTATTACAAACTCCCAGTTAACAACATTATCTTTTTCATAAGCTATTAAAACCTTTGTAAATCTTGATGATAAAAAAAGATATCCAATTAAGGAATTTAAAACCAAGAAAATTACAAGCATTATATTACCAAAGATCATACTAATCTGGGTTATATAAAGAGATAGCAAAATAAGTAAAAACATTAATACTAGAGAAGCAGTTAAAACAATACTTGTACTATCAAAAAAAAATATATCTTTTTTATTTAGTATTTTTAAAAAAGAACCTTTTTTAATGTATTCATCTAAATAATCTTGGTACTTCATAATTTATTTATTCTTTTATCTTTTATATAAGAAAAATCAATATACATAGTTAAATTTTTATCTCTTATTCTTGAAATTAATTGATTACTCATATTATCCATATTTTCAGCTGTTATTAGGGTTGGTTTTTTTTCTTCATATCTAACTAATAATATATCGTGAAATTTAGAACTTTTATATTCGGAGTTTTCATAACCATTAAAGACATCATCAACTATTAAAAATGGGATATTCATTAATTTTTCAATATATTCAATCCTATAATTATCTTGATTTTGGAATTTTTCTATTTCTAATGAAAACCTTTGATATGATTCATATAAACCTGTGAATTTTTTTTTGGCTAAATAATTTACACATGCTCTAGCTAAATGTGTTTTTCCTGTTCCATTAGTACCAAAAAGAATTAAATGATTTGGTTTATTTAGTTGTCCTAAATTTTGAACCCATTTTAAAGTTTTATTTTTAATTTCAATTTCATTTTTGTTATTAGTTTTAAAACTCTCAAATGTTTCTTTTTTTATATCCAAAGATGTCCATAACATAAGTGTTTTTTCATGCAGCGTTAAATCATCTCTTGAACATTCGCATTTAATAAATCTAATATTCGGATCTGGTGTAGCTGGTTTTAACCAACCCAAATTATCGCATTTATCACAGTTAATAATTTTGCCTGTATCTTGTTCATATTCTTTTTTAACCACTTGCTTAATTTTCTCTATTTCATCAAATTCCATTACTCGTTTAATGTTTGTTTCTATATATCTAATGTTGTAATCAATCCTGTTTTGTAAATTCATTTTGCTCTGATCTTTATCAATAAAATTAGGTTTTTTAAAATCATCACTTGATATACCAATTAATTCACTCATAATTTACTAGAAACATATGGAATTATTACAACTAATCCCAGTGCAGCTACAGTAGCCGAACCAATAACTAAAACAATTCCAAGATACATTGTGATTTTATCAACTGATTTAGGTTTTTTTTCAGTTTGCATTAATGTATTTTCAACAATCTTATCCTCTATATGATCTTGTAAATCAAAGGCTTCACTATCAACCACAAAATGGTTTTCACTTTGTGTTATGGGATTTAATAAATTAACTTGATTACTGTTAATAGTTACAGCTGTAGTTTTCTTTTTTCCAAACAATCCATAAAGAATAGGGTTATTAAAAAAACCAACTTGATTAATATCTAAAAAATAACTTTGTGATTCATCTATAAAAATTAATTGATTCTGTATTATTTCAGATTTATTAAAAAAAACTGATTTGTCATTTTTAAAATTAATTGTTGTTAGGCTCATAATTGATCTAAGTCTTTTTTCTTTTTATCTTGCTGTGGTGGAATAAAGGTCATTGTTTGTGCTGCATAGTTAACAGCTAAATGATCTATTGATCTGGATCTAATATCAAACTCTTTTATAATTGCAGCTGATTTACTTCTGGTGTTTAATTTTCCAGTTAATTTTTTATTAGAATGTTTTATTCTTTTTAGTTCCCTTTGGTTAACTTTAGCCATTACGTTACAAGCATCTATCACTTGCATTTGATTTCTATTAGCCATTACAGCAGCTTGAATTAAATCTTTAGGTGGTGTTACAAACAGTTTTGGATCAAATGGATTAGACTGGTTGAACATTGGATTACCCATTCTAGCTGTTATATCTCTATTTATTTGATCATCTGGGCTTCCAAAGTTGCTTGTCATGTAATTAACTTTCTTAATACTTAGGGATATATATACACAAGTAATCTTAGCACACTAATTAATAAAAACCATATCCTATGAATATATTTTTACTACCTACGTAGTAGGTAACTGTATAACCTATATATAAAAAACATTATCTTATATATATTGTAATAATAGTGTCTACCTATAAAATAAAATCCTAACAATATTAATGAGGTAAATTTGATATGTTATTAAAAGGAATGGCTACAATCGGTTTTATGGCGATAGCTTTAATTGTTTCAACTGGAACAATGACAAGCGTTAACACACAGACTGAAGCAGCAAGAACTAGAAGCGTTACTGATACTAATGTTTCAACTTGCGAAACTGATGTTGGTGTTACTCAATGTGAAATTGATTTAACTGAAACATCGCAATATAGCGATATATCGGTTAATGGTGGTTCAGTCCTAGAAACAAGTCCAAGTTCAGTAGATCGGACAGATCAGACTACGCTGAATAACGATAGAACTAAAATTACTATAACTGGTTTAACTGCTAGTACCAGCTATATATTTGATATAAACTTTTTTGGTTTAGCGTCTGGTGTAGATCAGACAACGTCAAATGTAATGCAGTATATTCCCATGGTAATTATTTTCGGGGTCTTGTTTATTAGTTTACTGTGGCTTCTTAGTACAACTGGTGTGTTAGGTAAAGTTTAGGTTGAAACAGTAATAAACAAATCAAAAAGGAAAAAATTATGCTTAGAAATATAACAGCAGTAATATTTGCAGTCATCACTTTAGTTGCTTTCCTTGCGATCTACCCAACCATTATTACAAGCGTACAAGCAGTATTAGCTACAGCTGGTCTAACTGACACATTCCCAGCAGTTGCTTCAATAATTACTCTTGTACCACTTGTAGCAGTAATTGGTGGGGTTTCAATCGCAGGATTGATAGCTTACGTTGCAGCTAAAAAGGGTGGCGCTGGTTAAAACCAGACCATTACAAAGGAGATATGGAAAATGCTTAATTTAGGATATAGTTCTCTATTTTCATTATTTTTAACACTTAGTGTGTTTACAATAACAATGGATTTAGTTGGTAAAATACCTACATTAAGCTTTTCCATACTCATTTTTGCGTGTATTACTCTAGCGTTGTTTTCATTAATATTGTTATGGGAATTGGTATTTACAAAATCATAGGAATTAATGAAAAAACTTTTAATGATTGTAGCAACAATAGTTGTTACTTTTTATGTTCCGAATTTAGCTAGTGCTGATACTCCAATATCTATAGATAGTGCTACAGCTTTTACAGAAATATATGATCCTCCAACAAACGTAAATTATATTTTTGCTGTTCGCTATAACCTTCCACAATCCATTTGGTACAACCATTTAGAAGATATAACTGGCTGCACAACGACAACTGGTACTTCAACAATTAAATGTACTTATCCTGATACCTTAAATTCAACATTATTAACTATTGGTATTTATGATAATTCTGGTACAACTTATGGAAGCAACTACACAGAACCATTAACAGTTATAGGGGATACGCTAACTGGATTAAATGTTGATGATTTACCAAACGGAAAAACATTGCAAGAATTATCAGATGACGGCTCAAAAATATGTATTGATAGTTTAAGTACTCATGTTGGCATTTATTGTGCTGATATAGTTATTTCAACGCAAGCTGTAGTAGATGTTGAGGACACATACAAAGCTAGAATGACAAAATACCTACAAGATCAAATAATTGATATTGAATTAGATACAAATCTACCTACAGAAACATTAATAACTAATACTGGAAAAGTAACAGGTAATGGAGTTTATATAACCAGACGTGTCAGTCCAAAACTACAACAATCAATACCAGAGTTGTTTGCTGTTGGTTTGTTAAATATTTTTGGTATTCCAGTTCCATTTTCAACACCAGTTTTAGCAGGGGATTTATTATCAGAAGCCAATACTGGTACATACACATCTAGTATTTATTTAGCTGGAGATAAAGTTGCAAAACAATATTTTGGTATGAGTGGTTATTTATTTTGGGGTTTTCTTTTTATTATGATGAGTTTAATAACTGGTTCTGGTATGTATCTATTATCAGGAAGTAATTTTATGGGAGCAACTATAGGATTTATTACACCATTAATAGCTGGTGTTTTCCTTGCTCCTCAAATATTAACGCAAGTAGCTGCTGGATTATTTGTATTAATGATTGGTTTAGTATTATTTATATCAAGGAAAATGCCAAATTGAAATTATTTAATTTACAACTTAAACAAGCAAGTCCATATCTAAGTTATGGCGTGTTAGTGTTGTTTGCTATTTTTTGTCTTTTCTATGCTTTTTACAATGGCAATAATTGTGCAAGTGCTAGTGTTGTTCCAAGTGATTTTTGCAAGAGAATTGGTGTTACTATTATTAATAATGGAACGAATGAAACATATTCTCCAGTAAGAATACCTTTTAATCCACAAGGTATGAGAAGTTTAAATTATGTAGATAATTTTGGAAGCCAAGCATTATCAGCTAACAATTTAAATAATGTTAATTACATGAGCCAATCATTAAGCAGTTCATCTAGTGCTGGGTGGTGGTTTGTAATGCCAAGTCTACCAACAGTTACATTAAAAAATATGGAATTTTATGTAGGTAATGTTAATCAAACAGCGTGGCGTGATAATGGTTTTTATTTTTACAATAATTCAACATCAACTGATGATGTAATTACTATTCCAAATAATGCTAATTTTAATTTAACTGATAATTTTAATTTAGAAGCTGACGTTGTTTTAACTGGTACATCTGGTTTTACTTGTCCACTAGGCACACCAAGTGCTGATAGTGGTTTTATAATTGATAGGTGGGATAGCAATACTGGTTATGCTTTGGGCGTTGAGTGTGAACAAGGTGTAATGTATAACTTTATTCAAATACAAGATACAAAGGTTAGGGCAAGTACAAGCACATTTAATAATAGATACAATTTAAAAGGTAAATATATTGCTCCAGACATAACATTATTAGTAGATGATGTTTCAGTAGCTACTGGAACTAAAGCAAGTATGAGCAGTTATAATTCAAATATAACAATGGGTAATGGATTACGAAAAGTTGAAATTTTAAATGCTCAAATTAGTAAAAACATAACAACCACAAATGATATTGAGTTAAGATATAATTTTGATCCTACAGATGTAAAAGAACTTGAAGCGTTAACACCATATTATACTGGCTCAATTTTAGATGTATCTAACAATAATCATCATGCAACGTATTCTTTAAATAGACCACAAAATTATAGTATAACTATTGCTAGTGCTACTGGAATTGGATTACAACAATTAGTAGATAACCCACAAGCTGATATACAAGTTGTTAATACATTAAGTTCTGGTTTAGCTGTTGTAGGTAATGAAAATTCTAACTTCCCTTTTTATCCAATGCTGAATTCTATTGCTACAACTTCTGGGTTACCTAGACAAATGACCTTTGGTGGATTGTTTGCAGTCCTAGCCATGATAGTATCAAGCATTATTTTACTGGCTACCCGAACGATACCATTAGCCATATTTAGTTATGGTGTTGTTATGTATTTAGGATATTTAAATAATTTTTATGCTATATGGTATGTATTAATAATTATCTTTATTTTGGTGGCAACGTATGGATCAAGTAAGTATTTAAGTGAGGGGTTCTAAATGAATAGCTGGACACCTATATTGTTTTTTTCACTTATTGTAGTGGGCGCTGCATTTATAGATATGATCATGCAAACTACTGGATTAACTGATAGTGCTAATCAATTAAATCAATCTATGCAAGTTACAGCATTATCATTGTCAGATGTTCAACTTGGGGAAAATAATCCAATTGGCTCTAGCTTTGGTGGCAATATCTTAATGACACCATTTAGTTTTATGAGTTGGTTAAAATCATTAACTCTTAATTATTCTTGGTTAAATAATGGATCATTCGGAGTAATTAGATATGTATATTTGGGAATATTAAGCGCATACACAATGTTTGCTGGAATAAAAACAGCAGCAGCTATACTTCAATTTTTACCATTCAGAAGATAATGGAATTTACAAGAAATTTAAAAAATTTAATAATAATAATATGTGGATCGGTATTATTGGGGTTAATAATGGCAAGATTGTCATGCCCGTATACCGATCTGCTACCAGCAATAATGAGGTAATAAAATGCTAAACAGAATAAAAAATTGGGATTATAAAAATATAAATATTAGCCAAAACAATATAGTAACTCTTGCTATGGTTTTATCTATCATGGCTTTAGTAATGAGTATTCCAAGCAGTTCAAATTGTGCAAGTGCTGATAGCTGTACAGTATCATCAACTGGTACTTTTACTGGGAATATGGCTCTTAAATCAGGAACTAACTACACACTTACACAACAACATACTTTTAGCCAAGATGTAATAGCTAACTGGCAAGATGTTGGTGGAACTCATACTGCTACAGTAATAATGAAAGATAGTGCTGGAGATTTTAATATTAATGGTGGTGTGCAGCTTGGTAATTCTACAACATCTACAGTTGGTTCAATACGCTGGAATGGTACAGACGTACAATATGTTAACTCTGGTGGCGTTTGGGGAAATATTGACACTACATCAAGTCCTAGCAATTCATTTGGTGTGGTAGATACTACATCTGGAACTGTTACAGCTGGATCAACTGGCGATACTGTAACCTTTGTTGGTTCTGGTGGTATAACTACAAGTGCAACTGGCTCAACAGTTACTATAACTGCTGGTGGTGGTTCAAATCCAGCTGAATTTTACGGTCAGATTAGCGATGCAAGTTACACCAACTCAAATGATGTTTTCAGGCTCAACGAAGAAATTTTTGATACTGGGAACTGTTTTACTCTTGGCTCAACTCCGAATTGGTATCTAACCTATACATGTTCTGGAACAAGAGTTTATAATATATCGCTTTTAGTAAATGGTTATGGAAGTGGGAGATTTGATTTAGAAGTTCAAGGTAATGGATCAGAATTTCTAGGTTTTGCGAGATTTGAAAATTTTGATTACTCAGGAGTTTTATATAAAAGTAATAAATATTCAGGGCTTGTATGTTTAGAAGAAAACGATTATTTAAAAGTATTTATTTACAATAATAATGACACGATAGAGGGTACATGGGGTAAGAGTCATTATTCGCTAACCGAAAACTTAACGCTTACTGATACAAGTCCTAGCTGCACAAATGGAAAGTTTAATTAATGGCTAAAGAAAAATCTAAAAAAAGAATAGATCAGCAAATCCCACAGGATAGACCACCAGCGTTTAGACCTGATCAAGCTGGTGGCAGTATTGGTGGTTTTGGTAAACCATTAAAACCAGTAAAGAAATATTTACAAACTAAAGATCGTGGTTTTTTTGATAAAGAAGTA